AGCCCAAGCGTATATATCAATCAGGTGCAGGCTGCTCTTTGGCAGCCTGCCGTTCCGCAACCTTCTGCACTGCACTCGTTGCCTGTCATTCCATCGCCCAAGTATGCCCTAACATCTGAGCAGATATCAGCAGCCACATCTGAACAAAACACCCAATGGTACATTACCGATGCCAACGGCAATGTCATGGCCGTTCCGCCTGGTACTCCTGGAGCCAGTTCAGAGGGTACCGCGCCAAGTCCAGATGCCGCTGCCGGACAGATGGTAGGGGCCACAACAACGGTGGTTGATGCTGCTGCATCAGGACAAGGCGGTTATGGTGCGCTGATTGGTAATCTGAACAAGGTATGGCAGGAAGGCCAATCCGGTGCATGGCGCGGCGGGTCGGCCAACAAAAACATCCAACAGATGCTTGAAACGGTTGGAATATCGTCAGGCAGCGTATTTCCTCCTGGGCATAGCTATTGGTGCGCAGCCTTCATGGGGTGGATGCTGAAAATCAGCGGTCTCGGCTATGTTGTTGGTGCCAACAGCCAGCATGTGTCAGCTGCGGCAGGTGACTATCGTAGATATGGCCAGGCAATTGATACCCATCAACCAAATCTCTGGCGTCAAGGCGATGTGGCCGTGGTAAGTTCGTCGGGTAATACCAGTTCTGGACTACATGTTACCTTTTTGTGGGGAGCTCCGCAAGGCGGATGGTATAGATGCTTAGGTGGTAATCAGGGCAATACACCAGGCGATGTGGTAACCGGCGGATATCAACAGGGATCTTTTATATACATTGGGCGTACATGGCCGGACAGTGGTAAACCGCTTCCGGTAATTGCTGGTTGATATTTCAAAACATATCATGTATCCTCTAGCATGACAATAGAAGCCAAGAGGACCAAGACGATATGTTGATTGAAAACAAACCAACCACCAACGACGTTGTGTGCATCAAGTTAAGCAACGGTGACGAATTGATAGCAAAAATCGCCGATCAAAATCCACAGACCCTGTTTGTAACCAAGCCTATGCTGATGATCCTAAGCCAGGATCCGCGTACCGGCCAGCCAGGTGTCCAAATGGCCCCCTTTTGGATAATGGGTGCCGACTCGTCAGTTAAATTTCCAATATCCCAAAATCACGTTGTATGCATGGTAAAAGCAAACGCTGATGCCACAAAAAACTACATTTCTCAAACATCGGGTATAGCCATTCCGTCAAGCGGTCTTATTGTATGATGCATATGCCATTCCAGTATGGTACCACACGCAATTTCTGCGGAGTACCAAATTATACAACACATGAATTCGTAATCCTAGGAGCACCGGTTGATTGTGCCACCACCTTCCGCAGCGGCGCTAGGATGGGTCCAAATGCCATACGGGATGCCAGCATGATGCTGACCGACGGGGTGCACGAAAGGTACCCCGTCGAATTAGGCAATTGGGTTGGAGACGCTGGCGACATACCCATACCTAGCGGAAATACCTCCGAGGCCTTGGAAATCATAAAAGATCATTATTACGGCTTTTTACGCAACGATAAGCATGTGATAACCTTAGGTGGCGACCACGGCATAACCGATGCCATCCTACGCACGCTACGGGCCAAACACGGTAAGGTTGCTGTGGTTCATTTCGATGCACACTGTGACACATGGTCAATGCATTTCAGCCAGCTAAAAGGTCACGGAACGTGGTTGTATTATGCTATCGAAGATGATTTAATCAGTCCTAACCATACGATCAGCATCGGAATTCGCAGTCCGGCAGATAAGGAGTCCAGAGAACTTTTACAAAAACGAGGCGGTACCACCATATCAGCCAAGCAGGCCATGAAGCATGATCCTGCTGTAATGGCATCTATTATCAAAACAATAGTTGGCGATCTACCAGCCTATCTTACACTGGACATTGACTGCTTAGATCCTGCCTATGCACCCGGAACAGGCACTCCTGAAATTGGGGGTTTATCTACCATGTGGCTTGGAGAACTGTTGGATGAGCTACAAAGCATTAATTGGGTGGGCATGGATTGCGTGGAAGTAAATCCAGCTTACGATCATGCACAGATTACTTCTCTGGCTGCTGCCACCTTTGTTTGGCAATACCTGTCAATGAACATTGACAAAGCCTCTAAAAACAAAATTAACGATATCATCCAGCCGGCGGCACTGGTGCAACTCAATTAAATACATATATTATTCCCAAGGATGCATCATGGCAAGAGTTCTTTTTATTTTAAAACGTAGGCCTGACTATAACCAACCCATACATAATCACGTTGGACTCAGCACCGGACTGTATAACAGTGCCAGCTTCATGGATCGCATGCTACAGGACGCAGGTGTTGAAAGCAAGCTGGTGGTTGTTGTGGATAACAATTGCATAGACAGAGAAGTAAACCTATATAAACCTACACATGTCATCATAGAAGCATTATGGGTGGTTCCTTCAAAGTTCTATGTTCTTAGCAAGCTGCATCCAAAGGTTACGTGGATAATACGATTACACAGCGAAATGCCATTCATCGCCAGCGAAGGGATCGCAATGGATTGGATAGGCGACTATGCGAGATTTCCCAATATCATTTTCGGTGTAAACGCGCCGAGAATGATGGATGAAACACGGTTCTATCTCCAGCACATGTATTCATGGACGGATGCAGAGGCAGACCGTCGGATCATATACATGCCAAATTTCTATCCCCAGGATTACAAGACCAAAAAATTCAACCCAGCAAACGATGTCGTCAACATCTCATGCTTTGGCGCCATACGCCCGCTAAAAAATCATCTATTGCAGGCATTGGCCGCAATCAAGTTTGCCGACTCCGTTGGACGTAAGCTGCGCTTCCATATAAACTCGGGCAGGATCGAGATGAAAGGTGAGCCAATACTACACAATCTCAAGGGTTTGTTCCAGCAAATGGCCGATAAGGGTCATGAGTTGGTTAACCATACCTGGTGTCCACGGGAGGAATTCCTTGAAATCTGCGGTTCCATGGACATTGCCATGCAGGTGAGCTTCACGGAAACGTTTAATATCGTAGGTGCCGACAACATCAGCACAGGCGTTCCATTGGTTGGCAGCACCGAAATCCCCTGGGCAATGGAATGGTTTTGTGCCAATCCCGTCAGTAGCGACGACATGTGTAAAAAATTACATCGGGCCTGGAAGTTTCCGCAGATAAATGTCAGGCTCAATCAGATGTTGTTAAAATCATACACAAACGATACCCGCAAGCAATGGTTAACCTATTTCTGATAAATACCAGAACATATTTGGAGATGTAACATGTCAGAATTTCATAGGGTTAGAACACATCATTGGATAAAGGGTGTGTTAAAATACGTCGATCACGCCTTCAATTCATTTGAGGATGCGCTTGCATTCGCATTAGAGTACGAATGCGACAATTTCAAGATATTTGACGGTAACGACGGCTTAAAACACAGCAGCCACGGTAAAAAAATAGAAACCTACGCTTGACATCTGTTTTATTATCAACAATAAATAAACTTGATGCTGTTGATAGCAATCAAATAAGTTGGTCAAGACCCGGGGGCAGCACCCGGCACTTCCACCATATGGGGGTGACGCAGGTTTCGATTGACGACAGTAAGGGTTGAGGTAGGCATTACGGGCGCAAGCTCCGTTAGAGGTGTAGTCCTTAGGGATTAAGAGATAACTTCAAAGACCCTCTAGAACGCAAGAAAACTATAAACGCAAACGATAACTTCGTTGCATTGGAAATGGCTGCGTAAGCACTAAATCCGCGGGTGCGGGTCCTACCTTGGAACAGAAGTGGGCCCACTTTACAAAACCGAAGCAAAATAGACATTTACAACTCAAAATCAATAAATACGTCGTCAGCTCATGACAAGTTGTGAACCTTTATTATTACCAGAATCAACATCTTTGGGTGTTAGAATTGCTGGGTTGTTAAATTAATATTATAAAAATTAATTGCACGCCTACAGATTAAACGGAGAATGGAAACATTCTCCGTTTTTCATTAAGGTTGACAACCTTGTGTATAGGATTATGCTTATCATGTTGTTGGAAAATCAGGATTTATAATGGCCAAGAAACAAAGTGAAGAAATCGTCAAGTTAACTGATACACAGCACCACCGCCTGCGTACGGAGATGTATCTTGGCAGTCGCAATTTGCACACCCAAACCGTTATCAACTGGAATGGAAAAAAGCTCGAGGCAGAGGAAGTTAGCTGGACCCCAGCTGCGTATTGTGCGTTCAGGGAAATTTTTGACAACAGTCTTGATGAGGTAGTCGGCCACGGCCATGGCACCAAGATTGAAGTCACATACGATCCTAAAACGTTGACATTTAGCGTTTCAGACGACGGGCGCGGCATCCCGATTGACTGGGATGAAAACGAAAAAATGCACAAGGCCACCATGGCTCTTACTCAGGCCAGGGCAGGGCGTAACTTTGGTGATCGTGAAGAAGTTCGTGGGACCAACGGTATAGGGGCGTCGGTGGTGGTGAGTTGTTCAAAGGAGTTTAATTTGGACATCAAACGCGACGGTAAAAGATTCCAGCAGACATTTCGAGAAGGCACTGAATTGATGCCAGATCTGGACATTGGTGAACCTCGTATCTTCAGCAGTAGCATGAAATCCGGAACGGACATCAATTTTACGTTGAGCTCTGCTGTATTTCCCAAGGCAAAAATACCGCTGTCCTTTGTCAAAGCCAGGATATTCGAGGTCGCAGCAAACCATCCGAGAATCAAGTTCACCTTCAACGGAGAAAAGATTACTGTTGGTAAAACCGTTGACAAGACCATGTTTGCAGATTCTAACCCTGTGATCATCAGCATAAATGAAGAAAAGTTTTCTAGCAATTATTACCTGGTTCCTGCCTTCGGCGCCGAAGGCGAATTTGTGCATAGCACGGTAAATGACATTCCTGCGTTCAATGGTGGGCAGCACATTGATGCGTTCAAAAGACTGTTTTTTAGTGGTATGCTGAAAGCCATGGAACGAGAAAGCAAGAGGAGAGGCCTCACTCCAAATCGCAGCGACATTGCGGAAGGCCTGCTGATTTATAACACCACAACCATGCACGCTCCCAACTTTGACAGCCAGAGCAAGACCCGCCTGATAAATGACGAGGTTGATCGCTACATCAAGTCTAGCCTGGAAAATGAAACCACCTTTAAAAACATACTTCGTTCGCACAAGAGCTGGATAGATGCGATCTACACACGCTGCGCAGCCCGTACCCAAAAGAAGGACGATGCCGATATTGCCAAGGCCAATCGCAAGCTCATGCGCAACAAGGTGCCAAAGTTGCTTGATGCCAATGGCAAGGATCGAAGCAAATGCATACTGTTGATATGCGAAGGTGACTGCATAGCTGAAGACACACAAATCGCAATTTTCGAAGATGGTGAATTTATCAATAAAAAAGTAAAAGACGTAAATCTTGGAGATCTTGTTTTAACGCACACAGGCGCGATCAAACCAATATGTAACAAGCAGGCAAAAATTACTGATGGTGTGTCGATAACAACATCAACTGGTAAAGTTATAAAAATAAGCACAGATCACAAAATGCCTGTTTTCAATGTTGAAAATAATATGTATGAAGTGGTGAAAGCCAAAGATATTGTTAAAACTCAACATAAATTACTCTCATCTATCATTAACATGGAATCTTCGTTTTTTGAAATTGTAAGGGTAGATGACTTTGATGATGAAAAGTTTAATAAATCTGTATCATTTACGAATGGTATAATCAATCAAACATGTATAATTTCTGAAAACCATTTATTTTCAGTGTTAAATATTTCTTCTGGTATTATTGAAAAAATTCCTACCAAATATCTAGATTCTGAAATTCATTTATTAATAGCGCATAATTTATCATAATTGTCACCCTCTATACTAAATAAACAATAATGACAGAGGGCGATATAATACCATGTTATGTGAATTTACATGTGAAAAATTGAATATCAGTTTTCGATCAAAGAATACTGAACATGATAGAAGTATTCGGTTACGAGCAACATTGACAAGAAAAAATATATCAATATTCAGTTATCTTAAGATATGGGATATAAAACATCATGAATTAAGATGTGCATGGTGCGGTGATTTTAATCATGATATTATCGGTATAAATCATTATGTGAACAACGGTTGTATCATACCAACTGGAGTGAGACGCAGACACACTGCGCAGTTCCTTTGTTTTGCAAAAAACAATTGTGAAAGTAAGAAATTAAACAAAAACAGTATAGAATTTGTAAGAAAAGCATATGGAATCAATGAAACAGCAGCATTAGAAAAAATTCATGGTCGAAATAGCAGCCCATTCTATAAAGAAAATCATCAAAATATAAATGATTATAAGAAATCGCAAAGTCGTTCAAAGAAATGGTTCGAAGAGAATGATAAAGATCGTAATGCGTGGATTAATAAAGCCAATTATTCTCGTAGCTATCAAGGATATATCGATAGCAACAGAGAATCGATGTGGAATGCTGTTCAGCAAAGAAAGGCGATCACTTTAGACAATTTCATAAAAAAATATGGAGCACAAGAAGGGTTACTAAAATATAACAAATGGAAAGACGGCACAAATATCAGCCTTATTTCTTATATCAAAAAATACGGAAAAATTAAAGGAACTGAGTATTACTTACGAGCACATATTAAAAGAGATGATTATGAATATAATATCGAATTGTTTGATACATTCATCGAACGAGTTGCTAACATAGTTGAGGACTGTCAAACGTATCAATATCATATGTTCAATTTAGAAAAAGAATTGAAATTCTATAAATTTTACGAAGTTGCAAAAGATTTTTTTGGAGTGTCTGTAGTTGAAATTGAAAACAATATTAGAGAAATACTGCCAGATTATAGAAAAAATCTTCGTAAAATATTTCATAATAATTATAGCTGCTATTCATACACAGATAAAGGAACGATTCTCAAGAGTTTTAATGAGATTAGAATCTATGATTATTTATGTTCTCTAGGGTTAACGGAATTTGATGATTTTATGATTAATGGAAAATATCCAAATAGTAGCTTATTTTATGATATATGGATGGTATCGCAGAATATTTATATTGAAATTGCCGGCGGCGATTCGCAAGAATACAAAGATCATATGAAGAAAAAAGAACATACATTTGGATCAATAATACTTGATCCAAAAGACTATAAAAAAACAATAACTGATATTATAAACGGAGCTATACAAAAATGAATGTTAATGAAAGTTTGTTTTTAATGGAAGACATTGCAGATATCTCTCCGATAGGAAAAACAAACATGTACGACATACAAGTATTAGATGACGAAACGTTTGTGTTATCAAATGGTCTACTCAGTCACAATAGTGCTAAGAGCATGGTAGCTGCGGTAAGAAATCCGGAAATTCACGGAGCACTACCATTGCGTGGCAAGATTCTCAACGTAAGAGGCGAGCTGCCCAAGACCGTTATTGAAAACCAAATAATAGCCGATATCATGACGGCAGTTGGTGTTGGTC